GGCGTGCGGCCCGTGGTCGGCGTGATGCCGATGCGGACCCGCAGCCGAGCGCAGGCCGTGAGGGCTCATGCCGGCGGGCTACCAACCACCCACCACCCATGTCATTCGACCTCGACACCCTGAAGGACAAGCTGCCCGGCGAGATGCTGGACAAGCTGCGCGCCCACGTCGACGACCTTTCCACCCGCGCCGAGACGGCCGAGGAGAAGTCGCGCAAGGCCGCAAAGGAGTCCATCGACGGGCGCAAGACGCTGAAGGCCACGCTCGACAAGGCGATGGCCAAGCTCGGCGTTGAGACGGCAGAGGAACTCGATGCGCTGCCCGACGGCAAGGGCGCAGGCGAGGCCACGAAGCAGCTTGACGCGCAGATCAAGAAGCTGACGCGCGAGCGCGACGAGGCCCTGCAGGCGTCCGAGAAGGCCACGGGCGAACTGAAGACCACGCGCCGCGAGTCGGCGCTGTCCCAGGCGCTCGAAGGCCAGCGGTTCAAGAACCCGGCCGACGTGCGCGTGCTGCTTCAGTCGCGCGTGGTCGAAGAAGGCGACGAGCTGCTGTTCAAGACCGACGAGGGAAAGCTCGTCGCGCTCAAGGACGGCGCGGCCTGGTTCGCCAAGACCCGACCCGACTACGTGGAGCCGCAAGGCGCCGCGGGCGGCGGGTCCGGGTTCAAGGGCACGGGGTCGGGTGCAGGTGGCAGCGGCGCGAAGACGAAGACGCGGGCCGAGTGGGACTCGATGGACCACAGCGCGCGGGCGTCGTTCGCAAAGGAAGGCGGGCAGGTCGTCGAGACGCATTGACGCCGGCCCCCAGCAACTGAACGAGGACACCTCATGGCAAACGTACTGACCGACCTGGCAGCCGACATCTACAAGGCTGCCGACATCGTGGGCCGCGAGGCCGTCGGGTTCATCCCCTCCGTGACCATCAACGCCAACGGCAGCGAACGCGCAGCCGTCGGGCAGAAGGTCCGCAGCCACTTCACCCGGGCTGCGACCGCTGGCGATCTGTCGCCCGCGATGACCATCCCCGAGGGCACCGACCAGACGGTCGACGTGAAGTACCTGACGCTGACGAAGCAGCGCGGCGTGGCCATCCCGTGGACCGGCGAGGACATCCGCTACGTCAACGGCGGCAGCGGCTTCAGCACGATCTACGGCGACCAGATCGCGCAGGCGATGCGCACGCTGTGCAACGAGATCGAGGCCGACCTGGCGACCGAGGCCTACCAGAACGCATCGCGCGCTGTGGGCACCGCCGGCACCACGCCGTTTGCGTCGAATACCGACGTGATCGTGGACGCGCGCCAGATCCTGTTCGACAACGGCATGCCGGTGACGGACGGCCGCCTGTCGCTGGTGATGGACTCGCTGGCCTCCACCAAGCTGCGCAAGCTGACCGCGCTGCAGAAGGTCAACGAGTCGGGCGACACCCGGCTGTTGCGCCAGGGCGTGCTGATCGACCTGTTCGGCGCAATGCTGCGCGAGTCGGCGCAGGTGCAGGCCCACACCAAGGGCGCCGGCACCGGCTATGACTTCGCCGTCGCTGGCGAGGCCATCGGCCAGACCACGCTGACCGTCGAAGGCGGCACGGTGAACACCACCGGCATCAAGGCCGGCGACGTGATCACGCATGCCGGCGACTCGGTGAACTCGTACGTGGTCAACACCGGCACCGTGGCCACTGGCGGCGACATCGTGATCGGTTCGCCCGGCCTGCGCATCGCCGGGGCCGACGCGAACGAGATCACCATCGGCAACAGCTACACCGCGAACGTGCTGCTGCACCAGAACGCCGTCGAGCTGGTCATGCGCGCACCGGCCAAGCCGGCCGGCGGCGACGCGGCGGTGGACGTGATGACGGTGCAGGACCCGCACTCGGGCCTGGTGTACGAGATCAGCGTCTACAAGGGCTTCAACAAGGCCATGATCTACGTGGCCGCTGTCTGGGGCAAGAAGGCCTGGAAGCCTGACGGCATCGCCGTCCTGCGCGGCTGATCGCCATGGCTGAAGCGCACCGCATCAAGGTCAAGCGCGACGGCCTGCGTGGCTGGCACTGGATCGCAGCGTCGAGCTTCGATCCGGCCAAGCACGAACTGGTCGACGCGCCCACGCCTGCCGCGGTGCCGCCCGGCGCCCCCACTGCACCCCCCTCGGCGGCGCCAGCCGCACCCCAGCACACCAAGGGCGGCCGTCGCGCCGCCTCCAAGGAGTAGCCACCATGGCAGATCCCATCTTCTGGTCGAACGTCGGCGTTGACGTGCAGACCGCACTCGGCAGCGCGAACACCGTCACCGCGATCAGCAAGGCCTCGACCGGCGTCGTCAGCTACAGCGGCTCCGACCCGTCGAACGGTGACTACGTCGTGATGACAGCCAACGGTATGACGCAGGTCAACGACCGCATCTTCCGCGTGGCCAACGTCAACGCGGGCTCGAACACCTTCGAACTCGAAGGCGAGACGACGACCGACTACAGCACCTTCACCAGCGGCTCGTTCAAGATCATCACCTTCGGCGCCAGCTTCAACATCCTGCAGACCATCCAGGTCACGGGCGGTGAGCCGGAGTACGCCGACACGACCACGATTCACGACGAGGTGCGCAAGCGCGCCCCGACCGTCGTGTCGCCGCTGTCGCTGTCGTCCGACGCGCTGTTTGACCTGGCCGACCCGGGCTTCGTCGAGGCTCGCATCGCGTACCGCTCCAAGACGAAGCGCGCCATCAAGCTGCGATTCGGCACCGGTTCGAAGATGTGCATGAACGGCTACTTCTCGGCCGCTGGCGTGCCCACCGGCCAGGCGCAGGGCGTGGTGCAGACGCGCATCACGATCGAAGCGCAGAACACGCCGTCGGTCTGGACGACCTGACGCACGGTTGAGAGCGGCGGCGGCAGGGCCTCGCTCCTGCACGGTATCGCCCGAGCCATCGCCGACCGCTCTCATTCACTCCATCGGGCATTGATCGGGCAAAGCAGTGGGCATTTCCATCGCCATCAGCGACAGCGTGCGGTTCAAGGTGGCCGGCGCCATCAACGACGAAAGCGGCAGGCCGCAACCCTTCGACTTCTGGCTGACCGCCAGGCGCCTGAAGGACACGGCCGAAGTGCAGCAGCACCTGGACGCGCTGCGAGCCAGCGAAAGCAAGACGCCACTGACCGACGCGATGGTCGACCTGCTGCGCGACTGGTCAGGCGTGACCGACCCGGGCGGCCAGACGATGCCCTTCTCGCCGGACAACGCCCGGCAGCTGCTGAACATGCCCGGCCTGGCCAGCCTGGCGCACGCCACCTACCTGCGTGAAGTAGGGGCGAAGGAAAAAAACTAGCCGCGCTGGCCGCGCGGTGGGCACGAGCCGGGACCCGCGATGACCAGCCTGCAGCACACCAGCAAGACCCAGATGCACCCGCAACGGGCCTTGCAGCGCTTGCTGCGCGTGCGGCTGCGGCCGGCATCCTGCCCGACCGACCAGAAGGCGACGACGGCCCGGCCTACCTGTGGCCGGAGTCTGTCCCCGCGTGGGATGCCTTCATGGGCCTGTCGACGCAGTGGGTCGAAGGCACGCTTCACGCGGCCGACATCGCTGCGCACATCGGCATCCTGTGCGACGACCTGGCCGAACGCCGCAGCCTGTACGAAGGCGTTCGCGCGTGCGAGCGCGCCGTGTCCGGCGTCATGGCCGAGCGTGCGCGCGACCAGCGCAGGCGCGACGCCGCAAGGCGCCCGAGGTGACGCATGAGCAACGTCGACTTCGGCATCAAGATCAACCTCGAAGGCGCGCAGCAGGCGACGCAGCAGACCGACGCGCTCGGGCGCAACTTCGGGGCGCTGGAAAGCGTCGCGCAGCGCATGGGCGCGGTGCTGGGCGCCGTGGCCGGCACTGCACTGACGCGCGGCTTCATCCAGCTAGCCGACAGCGTGACCGTGCTGCGCAACCAGCTGACCCTGTCCACCGGCAGCATCCAGCAGGCAGAGGTGGCATACGGGGCGCTTTTCCAGATCGCGCAGCGCAGCCGGACGAGCTTCACCGAGCTGGGCGCGACCTTCGCCAGCATCAGCCGCGCGACGGGTGAGCTGGGGATCAGCCAGGGCCGGCTGCTGGCCGTCACCGAGGCCATCGGCAACGCCATCGCCATCAGCGGCGGCAGCGCGGCCGGTGCGCAGGCTGCGCTCATGCAGCTGTCGCAGGGCTTCGCGTCTGGCACGCTGCGGGGCGAGGAACTGAACAGCGTGATGGAGCAGACCCCGCGGCTGGCGCGTGCCATCGCCGACGGCCTGGGCATCACCATCGGGCAACTGCGCCAGATGGGCCAGGACGGCAAGCTGACCGCGCAGGCGGTGCTGGGCGCCCTGGAATCGCAGTCGCGGGCGTTGAAGGGCGAGGTGGCCAGCAGTGTCGCCACGGTGGCCCAGGCCTCGCAGGTCGCACAGAACGCGCTGACGGCGCTGGTGGGTGAGTTCGACCGGGTGACCGGCAGCAGCACCGGCATGGCCAGCTCGATCATCAAGGCCTCGCAGTCGATCAGCGACATCGCGGCGGCGCTCAAGAGCGTCGAGGGCTCCGGCCGCGACGTGGTGTCGATCGGCGACGGCATCGCGGTGCTGTTCGAGACGCTCACCGTGCTGGGCGCAAACGTCGCCTACGTGTTCACCGGCATTCGAAACGAGATCGGCGGCCTTGCCGCGCAGGCGGTCGCGCTGGCCACGGGCCAATTCGCCGAGGCGGCGAACATCCGCGCGGAGATGGTGGCCGAGGCCGAGAAGGCGCGCAAGGACATCGACGCGCTGACGCAGCGTGTGCTGCAGGCCCGGGGCCTGCGCGAGATTGCCGAGCAGTCCCTGCAGGGCGTCGACACCCGGGCCGAGGACGCGCGCCTCGCTCGCTCCGGCCAGCAGCAGAAGATGGTCGCGGCGGCCGTCAAGGCGACCGCGGAGCAGCTGCGCGCAGCGGCGCAAGAGGCGAAGAAGCAGCAGAGCGTCCTGAACGACCTCATGGGCGTCACCGACGACTACACCGAGTCGCTGCACCGCCTGGTCGTCATGCGCAACGCCGGCAAGCTTTCCGAGGAGCAGTACCTCGCCGCGGTCGACAAGGTCATCCAGCGCCAGCCGTCGGTGATCGCGGCCGAGCGGCAGCGGGTGGCGCAGGCGCAAGAGTACCTGGACATGCAGGAACTGCGCGCCGAGGGTGAGCGCGAGATCGCCGAGGCCGAGCAGCAGGCATCGCGCGCCCGTCAGGATGCCGTTGCGCAGGTCGCGCAGCAGCTGCAGGGCCTGCAGGACGAAGCCGCGGCTTCCCGGCTCGTCGGGCAACTGAACATCACCCACGCGCAGGCCATCGCCCGCGTGACCCTGGCGCGCATGGAGGACCAGCGGGTCCGACTGGTGAACGACCCGGCAGAGCTTGCCGCGCTGGAGCAGAAGATTGCGCTGCAGCGGCAGCTGGTGCAGGCCACCGACGAAGCCGCGGCGCGGGACGCGAACACCAAGGCCGCAGCCGACGCAGCGACCGCCTGGCAGTCCACCGCGAACGACATCCGCACCGCGCTGACGGACGCCTTCCGCCGGTCCTTCGAGAGCGGCGAGAGCTTCGGGCGCGCGTTCGGCTCGGTCATCGAGCGCGAGATCAAGGCGCGGCTGGCGTCAGCGCTGGCCGGGCTGGTGACGGACGGCATCCTGCAGGTGGTGGGCGGGGCGGCGAACCTTGCCGTATCTGCCGCGTCCGGCAACAGCGCGACGACGAACTGGCTGCAGGGTGCGTCCACTGCCAAGAACGCCTATGACCTGGCCGCGGGCGGCAGCGTGTACGCGCAGGCGGGGAACTACGCGGCGGTGTACAGCGGGCAGGCCTACGGCACCGGATTCGCCACGCAGCAGTCGGGAATGCTTGCCGCGCAAGAGGCCGGCATGGTCAGTTCGGCCGGGTCGAGCACGATGGGCAGCTGGGCCACATCCGCCGGCTGGGTGGCCGCCATCGCGCTGGGCGTCTGGAAAGCCAACCAGGATTACAGCGAGGGCTTCCGCCGCGACGGTGCGCGCGAGGTGGGCCGCGAGACCTACGGCCTGTTGGGCACGCTGGAATCGACGACGGCCGACATCCTGTCGAAGCTGGGCTTCTCCGACCGCCTGGCCGACCTGCTGTCAGGAGCGACGGCGGTGTCCAAGATCTTCGGCCGGGCTGACCCGCGCGTCGAAGGCACCGGCGTGCAGGGCTTCCTGGGCAGCGGCGACTTCGCCGGCCAGTCCTACGTCGACATCGTCGAGAAGGGCGGCTTGTTCCGCAGCGACAAGCGCTACCAGCAGCTCGGCGAGGTGCCGCAGGAGATCGGCCGGCTGCTGGACAGTTCGGCCGCCGAGGTTCTGAAGAAGGCGCAGGACTACGGCAAGGCGCTGGGCCTGCCGGTCGAGCGCCTGGGGCAAGTCACGACGGACATCAAGGTCGCGCTGACCGACGACGCCGACGCGAACATGAAGGCCATCGTGGAGGCGCTGGGCGGCTACGGCGACGCACTGGTGACCGGCTATGCCGAGGCCATCAAGCCGCTGGCCAAGTACGGCGAGACCACGTCGCAGACGTTCGAGCGCGTGGGCGCCGCAATGAGCGGCGTCAACCAGGTGCTCGACACGCTGGGCCTTGCCGCGCTGCAGGCCAGCGTGAACGGCGCCGCTGCGGCCGTGGCCCTTCAAGACCTGTTCGGCGGCGTCCAGGGCCTGCAGCAAGCGGCCGGCGGCTACCTGCAGGCGTTCTACACCGACGCCGAGCGCACGGAACTGGCGCTGCGCGGCATCGGCAAGGTGCTGGGTGAGGTGGGCATCTCGACGCCGGCCACGCGCGACGAGTTCCGCGCGCTGGTGG